TTCTGCACGGGGTTTTATCTTTTGGACCATCAATGGATAAATCAAAAATAATCGGGCTTGTAAAAGATACAAAGTGGAATGATTTTCTTGAATTAAACAGAATGGCTTTTGACGATTACCTGCCGAAGAATTCAGAAAGCAGATGTATTGCAGTTTCTTTCAAATTGATTAAAAAGCACTATCCGAATATTAAATGGGTCATATCTTTTGCAGATGGAACACAATGCGGGGATGGTGCAATATATAGGGCAAGCGGTTTTTCTTTATGCGGAATTACAGAAAATAAAACTATTCTTGAATTTCCGAATGGCGAAAGGGTCGCAAATATGAGTTTAAGACCGCAATCTTGCAGTATATCAAGATTAAAAGAATTACTAGCCACAACCGATTATAAGGGGGGGGTGAAATACTTTACAGACAAAGAATGGGAAGCACTAGGGGTCAAGCGTGTATCGGGTTATATGCTTAGATATATTTATTTTCTTGATAAATCCTATAAAGATAAATTGACTGTTCCTATTCTGCCATTTTCAGAAATCGACAAAATAGGTGCGGGAATGTATAAAGGCGAAAATATTACAGTTGAAGAAAGGCACAAAAAAGGGGTTGCAGAATTAAAGGGGAAGCATTAAAATATAATTACTTGCCGAAGTAGTGTAATGGTAGCACGTCTTTCATTCCAGAAAGAAAGTGGCGGTTCAAATCCGACCCTTCGGCTTTCTTCCTTTTCAATCCCTTAAAATAAATTATAGCAAGAGGTTTGCAAGAATGAATGATGAAAACTTGAAGCCTTGCACTAAAGAAAACGCAAGGGAAAGACAATTAAAATCCGCAGAAAAAAGAAAAGAGAATAACGCAAAGAAAAAACTTATGTCGCAGATTTACGCAGAATTTCTTGAAAAAGAATATAACGTAAAAGTAGGTGACAAAAATAAGAAGATTACAGGTGCAGATTTATGCAATGAATCTATCAAGGCTATAATAGCAAGGCGCGATAGTTCTTCTGTATCAATGCTTAGAGAAATTCGCGAAAGTACAGAAGGACAGAAGATAAACCTATCAGGTGAATTAAAAACAGAAATAATGAATTCAGAAGAGCGATTAAAAGCGTTTAATGATTTAATGGGGATAACAGAAATTGATTGAGCCTGTTATCCCGAAAATTACAGCCGAACAGTTTAAGAAACTTTCTCCAAAAAAACAGATTTTATACTTAAAACTTTATAGAGAACAGGTTGCCCCGAAACTTGAAGTTTTCAGAAATCCAGCACCTTATAAACTTACTTATGGCGGGCGCGGTAGCTCTAAATCCTGGGGTGTAGCAAGCCTTTTAATGCAGAAACTTACAGAAAGCGAAAATCGCTTAGTATGTTGTCGAGAAATTCAAAAGTCCATTGATGAATCATCTTATCGCCTTTTAGTTGATACAGTACAAAGGCTAGACCTTCCCGGATGGGATATTAAAAAAGAATCACTAGATAATATAAACGGAAGTCATATTATTTTCCGGGGCCTTCGAGATTTACGCGCAGCACGTTCTATCAAGTCGCTAGAGGGGTATAATCTTTGCTGGCTTGAAGAAGCTCAGTCTATTTCTAAAGAATCGCTAGAGTTACTTTTACCGACAATTCGAGCCAATAATGCGGAGATATGGGCCTGCTGGAATCCTGATAGTCCAGATGACCCGATAGAGAAATTAAAAGGCCGAAAAGGTGCAATTTGTGTTGAAATGAACTGGCAGGATAATCCGTGGTTTACAGAACGAAGCCGGGCAGAAATGGAAGCTGATTATGCTGAAGATGCTGATAATGCCGAACACGTATGGGGCGGAAAATTCAGAAAGCAGGGTGATAATTGTATTATGAATCGTGTTTCTATTCGGGAAGCAATGAACAGAAAGGCAGACAGCGAAGGGGCAATTTCAATCGGTGTCGATTGTGCGAGATATGGAAACGACCGTACAACAATGTTTAAGAGAAAAGGCCTGCAACTTCTTGAATATAAAGTTTATAAAAAAACTAGTATGACAGAAGAAGCCGATTATTTTGAAATCTTTTGCGGAAGAGATAAAAACGTTCACGCCTGTATTGATGGCGGCGGTGTAGGTGGTGGCCTTATCGACATTTTACGGGAAAGAGGATATAGAAATATTACAGAAGTGAACTTCGGGGAAAAGGCTGTTGATACAGATAAATATGACAGCGCGGCAAGTGAGATGTGGTTTACCTTCCCGCTTTCAGATTGCGGCCTTATGGATATTCCTGATTTAATGACAGAACTTTCAGACCGAAGATATAAATTTAACAACAAAGGCCAGAAGGTTGTTGAAAGTAAGGATGATTATAAAAAAAGACACGGCGGTAAATCGCCTGACTTGGCAGATGGTTTATTATTGTGTTATTACGAAAGACACGATGTAATGCCAATGCTATATTAGAGAGGTGTAAAATGAAAAAGGAAACAAGAAACGCAAATGAAAACTTAGAAGATTGTTTGAATGAAATGGCCATCGGTGATGTTCTTTACGATTCAGTAACTCAGTTCAAGATAACAAAAGTTCCCGGAGGTTATCTTTTTTATAACGATTATTGCGGGATCGCTTTTGTGCCTTGCGTAAAAGACGCGCCTGCAATCGTTAGAAACGCTGTTACAAAAGATGAGCCTAAACCTAGAGGAAGGAAGCCGATAGAAAAATGAAAGTATATATAAGCGGAAAGATAACAGGAAAGGAAAACTACTTAGAGGAATTTTTCGAAGCTGAAAAAGAACTTAAATACTGCGGTTATGATGTAGTAAATCCAGCAAAGCATTTAATACCTGGGTTTACCTGGAAAGACTATATGAAGCGCGATATTGCTTTAATGCTTGATTGTGATTTTATTTACAAAATTGAAGGCTGGGAAAAATCCAAAGGCGCAAGGCTTGAAAGTAAGCTATGTGAGATTTTGGGAATACCTACACTTGAAGTAAAAGCCTTAAATCACAGGTGGTAAGATGTTAGAACTACCTCAGAATATATTCGGACTTCTTTTAGTCTTAATTACAAATGCTAACAGAGCCTCTTTTCTTGCAGATGGTGAATGGAGCGACTTTTACATTGCAAAGCGTTTCCGGGGCCTATGGGGTATTTCTCTAGGCCGTTTTGTGGTATTCGGACACGAACCTACAATTAAGCAGAATAAGCACGAAAGGGGACACCAGAAGCAGAGTAAAAAATACGGATGGTTTTATTTAATCTTAATAGGACTTCCTTCTTTAGCCTGTAATATCTGGGATAAAATCGCTCATAGAAAATGGGATTTAAACAAAAGATATGAGTGGTATTATTCAAAGCCTTTTGAGAAAGAGGCTGATTATTTTGGAAGGGTGAACAGATGGACATAAAATGCTTGCATTGCTATCACTATGTGAAAAAAGAAAAAGGCGGGTTCTGTTTAGAGAAAGACTGGGATAAAGATTCTGAAGAAACAGAATGCAGGGATTTTGAAGAAGGAAAACCGATGACAGAAAAAGAGTTTGAAAACAATTTATTTTAATTCACTATAGTGAAATATTGAATAATTCGCCATAGCGAGTTATAATAATGATTGCCGAAAGGAGCTCTAACTACCGAGTAGGCAATATCTTTTAGAGGGGAAAAAATGAAAGAATCTTATCTTATCAGTTATCAAAACAAAAACATTGGTGAAGTAAAAGGCTTTGTTGATGAAAAAGGCGAGCCGTGGTTTTATGCTTCTAAAGTTTGCGATTGCTTAAAGTTGAAAAACTCTAGTGAATCAATCCGAAAAATTAGAGAAAGACATAATCAGTATGGAGATAAAATAGACGGTATCACGATTCGTGAGGTCGTGGGTATAGATAGTTCAGGCAAAAGAAATAGATTTACAGTTATAAATGAATCTGTACTTTATGAGCTTATTTTCCATAGCACGACAAAAAAGGCCTTTGAATTTCAACAATGGGTATTTAATGAAGTTTTACCGGCCCTAAGAAAACACGGTGAATATCGGATGCAGGGAAAACTTATAAGACGAAGTTTGACCGATACAATCAAAACAGAAATTGCAGAAAAAACAGATAACTTGAATGAAAAGAGGTTTTGTTATTCTAACTTCTCAAAACTAATAAATAAATCGCTTGGACTTCCTGATAAAGTAGACCGCAATTCTTTAGATGATGAAACACTTGAAAAGCTTGCAAGGCGTGAAAATCTTATACAGTCTATGATTGCAGAAGGCAAGAATTACAATGAAATTAAAAAGCTGATTTTTGAATATTGGGGAGTAAAATGACTTGTAACGATTGCGCTTATTATGTAACGGATGAGGATGAAAACGGGAATGTAACTGACTTTCATTCTGCTAAGGGAAAGGAAAGCGGATTTTGTGCAATACGCGACCTTTTTTATAATTGCAATAAAGATGATGAGGCTTGCGGGGATTTTGTAAATGAATGATTCACAAAAAAGTAAAAGGAAATTCAGGCAGACTAAACGCTGGAAAGAATTCAAGCAGAAGATGAAAACCGAAGCGGGCAAGGTGGATGCTATTACAGGCAAGAAGCTTTATCGCTCCTGGCAATTACATCATCAAAACTTAAATGAAAAAGAATATCAGAACTTAAGGCCAGAATGGTTTTTATGCGTAAACAATCTAACTCATAAAGTACTTCACTGGCTATGGACTTATTACCAGAAAGACGAAGGAATAATAGATAGATTAAAAGCTGAGATGTTGAAAATGAAAGAAATAAACGGGGGAAGAAAATGAGTGACGGATTTCTTTTTGATTTTCCGAAATTCAAAATAAACAAGAAAATAAGGCTGATAGAATTATTCGGTGGAATCGGCTCTCAGGCAATGGCCCTAAGAGATATAGGGGCAGATTTTGAATATTATCGCTTAGTTGAATTTGACAAGTATGCAGTGCAATCTTACAATGCCATTCACAACACACAACACACGATATACGAGATATTCATGCAGAAGATTTAGAAATCAAAGACAAAGATAAATACTGTTATTTATTGACTTATTCCTTTCCTTGCTTTACAGGTGATATACTGATTCTCACGAAAGACGGATTAAAACAGATTAAAGATATTTCAACCGATGATTATGTTTTAACTCATAAAAACGATTATCAAAAAGTAATTGCTTCAAGAAAAACGGGAGAAAAGCAGATTTATAAAATTAATGGAATGGCTATTGATGAATTGCGATGTACTGAAAATCACAGATTTTATGTTCGTAAAATGACAAGGCATTATCCAACAGAAAACGGAAGAAGAAAAAGGATTAGAACTTTTGACGAGCCTGAATGGATTGAATGCAAAAACTTAAATAAAAATTATTATCTTGGAATTGCAATAAATCAAAATTCAATTATTCCAGAATGGGAAGGAATAGATTTTGAATGGACTGACGGAAGAAAAACAAGACATAAAAACGAACTTTCAAAGCTAATGAATAATATTTGTTTTTGGTGGATTATTGGTCGCTATCTTGGTGATGGATGGACTAGACAGCAAGGCGGAATTATTATTTGTTGTGCAAAAGATGAAACAATAGAAATACTTCCGCATTTAAGAAATTGTAATTTTAATTATTCAATTTCAGAAGAAAGAACTGTAAACAAAATACATATTGCTTTAAAAGAATTACAAATGTTTGTTGAACAATTCGGAAAAGGAGCAAAAAATAAAAAATTGCCCGGCTTTATTTTTGATATGCCTTGTGATTTATTGCAAAGTCTTTTTGAGGGGTATATAAGTGCAGACGGCTATGTTCATAATAGCTTGATTAAAGTTAGTTCAATTAGCCGTGAATTGATATATGGTTTTGCTCAGGTTGTCGCAAAGGTTTATAAAACACCTTATAGAATTTACAAGAATAAAAGAAATCCTATAGTGATAATTGAAGGTCGAAAATGCCATCAACAAGCTGGATTTGAACTTGTTTTCAAAACTGAGAAGAAAAAGCAAGATAAAGCTTTTTTTGAAAACGGGTTTATTTGGTTTCCAATACAGAGCATAGAAAACACAAAACAGAATGAAGAAGTTTATGATATAGAAACAAAAAATGCTCATTCTTTTACGGCAAATGGAGTTATAGTGCATAATTGTACTGATTTATCCGTTGCAGGCAAAATGCAGGGGATGAGCCGCCAAGATTGGGAGCAGGGCAATTCAACAAGAAGTGGTTTACTTTGGGAAGTTGAAAGAATCTTGAAGGAAATGACAAAAGAAGATCTTCCTGATGTTTTACTTATGGAAAACGTGCCACAGGTTCACGCAGAGCAGAACGAAAGTGATTTTAAAGCCTGGCTTAATTTTCTAAAATCAAAAGGTTATAAGAACTTCTGGAAAGACTTAAACGCAAAGGATTATGGAATCCCACAGAACAGGGATAGATGTTTTTGTGTAAGTTTTTTATCTGATGATGATTTTATGGAGTTTACTTTTCCAGAGCCTGTAAAACTTGAAAAAGTAATGAAAGACTTTTTGGAAGAAACTGTTGATGAAAAATATTACATAAAAAATGAAAAGGCAGATAAACTAATTAAAGAGCTTATTGAAAGCGGAGTATTGGCAGAGAACAGAGAACAGAGAAATTATAAGACCGTTGACTTATGTGTCAAGTCCCCTAGAGAAATCGGAATTGCAAACTGTATCAAAGCAAGATATGACGCAGGAATCAGCAATTTACAGGCAGACGGAAGCGGAGTTATTGACAGAACAAGGCAGACGGTTTGAAAAGAAAACTGATATTGCTACCTGTTTAATGGCAAGAGATTACAAGGGATTTGGGAATCAGGAAGCAAACGGAGTTATTGAAAGATGGCAGAAGTAAAAATAATAGGCTTGCTTGACGTGAAGAGGGAGCAAGACCAGAGAGTTTATGAGGGGGGGGGCTTGCGCCCTGCCTTAGAGCAGAAAATCACGAGGTCAAAATCATGGAAATAAAAAATAGCATAGACAAGACAAGACAAGACAAGACAAGGATTGTTCACATATACAGAATTGTCAAGTGGTGGTACTCGGACAAATGGATAATACGATTGACCACACATTTGAAAGTGCAAACAGAGTTTACGACAAAAACTGTTTATGTCCTACGATACCGACTTGTGCGGGCGGAAATATTCAGCCAAAAATTATTGAGGAAACGCATTGCGTAGGCGGGCTTGCAGAAGAAAAGAAATCTAACGGCGGAACGCAATATTATCAACAGGATAGGGTTTATAAAGGCGATATAGCGTTAGCGTTACCTGCTAACTTGCCTGACGGCTCATATAAATATATTGTTGCCATGCGTGGCAGAAACCCTGAACGCACTACAGATAGAACGCCTGGAATACACACGGAGCAAAGATTAGAAATGAATAAAGACGGATTAGTAAATACATTAACAACCGTACAGAAGGATAATTTATGCTTAGAAATCAAGCAAGCAACAAAGGAAGGCTCAATCAAATGCAAAGTCGGTGGTTGTTATGACGCAAGTTATCCTGACTCTACCATGCGGCGTGGTAGAGTTCAAAACGGTGGTAATGTAACTCCCACAATAACGGCACAGGGCGGAGAAAATATCAACTATGTTGAAACTGTTTACAGAATTAGAAAACTTACTCCAAAAGAATGTTGGCGATTAATGGGTTATACAGATGAAGATTTTGAAAAAGCGGCAGCAGTAAATTCAAATACTCAGCTATATAAACAGGCGGGAAATGCGATTGTAAAACAGGTCTTAATGGCAATTTTCTCACAAATGTTATAAGGATTTTTGACAACTTGTTCTTTTAGGTGTATATTTTTGTAGACATTAAATAAATCGGGAAGAACCCTATGAATATCACTGAAAGAATCAGAAATCTTATAAGAAAAACGTGGTCGCAGGCCCCAAGTCTTGCAAGTAAAGACCTTTTAGCCTTATACCATTCTAATCCTCGGCTTGACGGGTGCAGGACAATCGCGACAAAATGCGCCTCTGTAGATTTATTTTTGTACGACAAAGGCGATTACAGAAAGAATAAAAACAAAGCTGAAGTAATTGAAAATCACGATATTTATGAACTCTTGGAAAATCCTTGCCCTGCTGACAGAGAGCTTACAGGCTGGACTATCCGTTATTTTGTTTTTGCCTGCTATACTTTAGTCGGAGAAGCATACCTCTTGAAAATCCGCGATAAGGGAAAGGTTATTGGCTTGCAGCCTGTTTCACCTTCCTGGGTTGTAACTACTCCTACAGTAAACAGAAAATATTGGGAAATCTATCCTTTTGGAACAGCGGGCGGAAACTCTATTGTAGTGCCGGTTGAAGATGTAATTTGTTTCAAGGATATAGACTTAAACGACCCTTATGGAAGAGGCCGGGGAACTTCGGAAACAATCGGGGATGAAGTTCAGAGTGATGAATATGCCAGTAAATACGCTAAAAACCTGTTCTTTAATGACGCGACACCATCCGCTATTATTTATGCCCCGCAAGGTAACAAAGATACAGCAGACCAGATAAAACAATCTTGGGTTCAGAAGATGGCCGGATTCAGACACGCAAAAGAGCCTATGGTTTTGACAGGCGAGGGAAGCAAGTTTGAATCTATCGGTGTAACTCCGCGTGAAATGGATTTTGTAGAATCAAGAAAATTCTTGCGCGATTCAGCTTTGCAGCAATTCCACATTCCGCCTGAGATTATGGGTATTCTTGAAAATTCCAACAGAAGCACAATCGATTCAGCGTTCTATCTTTTGAATAAAAACGTTCTATCAGACTACCTCAGAATGTTTGAACGCGTTATCAATTCTCAACTTCTCTGGGAAGATTTCGATAAAGAGCATAGATTTGTTTTACATCACGAAAACACAATCGAAGAAGATATTGAACAAAAATTAAGAATCGCAGATGAGGGACTTTCCCGCGGTACACTTACAAGAAACGAATGGCGCATTGCTATGGGATATGAGCCTGATAAGGTAAACGGGGATGTTTATTTAATGTCTTTCTCTACAGTCGAAGAAAGGCAGAATCACGAAAATGTAGAACTTCCAGAAGAAGAGCCTAGTCAGGAAGTTACATTGCCGGAGGTAAACAATGCTGAAGATAATAATGAGAATACGGATAATTCAGCTTCTAATAATTCGGAAGGTGAAAAAGAGCTTTCACAAAAAGAGTTTGATGAAATTTTAAAAGACTACTCTAAGCGTCATAAAATGCTTAAATCTGAAGATGATAAAAAAAGAAGAGCCGCTATCTGGAAAGCTTTTGACGCCAGGGCAAGAAGCATTGAAGCTCCTTTTATCAAGTCATTCGTTAAAGCCTGGACTAAACAGAATGAGCTAGTGGATAAGACAATTTCCGAAGCGGTAGAAAATAATAAGGATGTAGGAACGGCAATCGAAGTTCTTTATGACAAGGGAATGGATGAAGCCTTAAAGCATTCTTTAGCAGGTGCATTTATTAACGGACTTACAGTCGGAGCAGAACACGCACTGTCTTTACTCAATAAAAAATCGTTAAAAGAGCTTTCAGAAGAAACAAGAAGGTTTTTCAATGCCTGGATTGATTCTTACGGCCTTGAACTCTGCAAGGATATAAACAACACCACTAAAAAGAAATTACGGAATGTTTTATCTGAAGCAATCGGAGAAGGTGATGGCCTTGAAGAGCGCAAGAAAAAACTTATTAAAGCCGCTGATTTTATGTTTGAGGATGATAAAAAATGGCGGGCAGAACTTATCGCAAGAACTGAAAGTTGTACTACTATGAATGCAGGAAGTAACGAACTTTACAAGGCCGAAGGGGTAGAATCTAAGGAGTGGGTCGCTACATTGGATGACCGCACAAGAGATTCACATCTTCTTATGGATGGTGTAGTAGTTCCAATTACTGAAAAGTTTGAAGTGCCTGCTACATCTCAGAGTGAAGGAGCTTGGATGGATTATCCGGGAGATGCAAGTGCACCGGCTAGTGAAACTTGTAACTGTAGATGCACAACGGCCCCGATAGTGGGATAAGGAGCAAAGAATGAACGGAAAGACAATTAAAAAAATCCGAAAAGAACTAAACAGCAAGGAAAAGGAAATCGCAAGTGAAGTGTTTGACTATTTCAATTCCTTGTCATTTTTTCAAAGGCTTAAAATCGCGGTGAAAATCATCCGCAGAAAATTATAGAGCGAGGTAAAAGAAAATGAAAACAATGCTTGATAAAGTAGCGGTTGCGGGTGATATTACTCAGGCAATCGACAGAAGAGGAGCCTGGACTTGCGCCATTGTAGTTATCGGTGGAACTGAATCAACAGCGGTAAAATTGCAGACTTGTGATACAGCCGCCGGAGTTTATTCTGATTTCAAAATCCTAATTTCAGCCGATGATGCAAGCGCGGACCAGTACAAAGGATTTGTAATTGACCTTGATGGTGCTAAGAAGTTCATTAAGGTAACAGGTGCTGCAATGGCAACTTGTGTTCTTGGTGATTGTGATGCTGATATTAAGTCGGTAACTTTCAAAGCCGGAACATTACCAGAAGAAAAAATCATTGAAGATGAAAAGGATGTAACTATTGACGTATCAACTTATACCGGCCCTGTAGAGATTGAGCCTACAGAAGGCAAAGATGGAATGGCAAAAGTGAAGGTTACACTGACAAATATTCCAGAAGCAACAAACGGAGGTGATTAAAATGAAACTTGAAAAAGGACAGATTGCAAAAAAAGAAATATCCGTTGAAGCTGTAGACCTGGGAGAAAGACAGGTACAGTTTACAATTTCAAAAGAAGTTGAAGATCGTGATGGCGATATTCTCAGAGCGGGCGGTGTTGATTTTACTAATTATGAAAAAAATCCCGTTTTCTTGGGATTTCATAACAGCCGCGATTTCCCGCTTGGTAAGACAATTAAATATTGGGTAGAAGGTAACTCCGTAAAAGCTATTGTTTACTTCCCGACTATTGAAGAGCTTTCAAGCGATCCAAAAAATGCAAGTGAGAAAGCCCGACTTTGTGATTTCTGCTATCGTTGTTATAAAACGGGTATGCTTAATGCTGTATCTGTAGGCTTTATCCCTCTTGAATGGACAGAGAGAAAAGATGGTTATGACATCACAAAATGGGAACTTCTTGAATTCTCAGCCGTTGCCGTACCTGCCAATCAAGACGCTATAGCCGAAGCCGTTAAATCTTTCGGTGATGAATTTGCAAAAGGATTTATCACAGAAGAAAAAAGCGGAAAAAGAATCAGCGCGGCAACTAAAGAAATCTTAGTCAAAATTAAGGCTTGCGGTGATGAAATTGAAAAGTGCCGCGGAACTCTCAAAGGCATTGTAAAGACAATGAATGAACTTCTTGAAGAGCTTGACGATGCAGAAGATGAACTGACAGACGAAGAGCCGGAAGAGAATCCTGAAAATGATGACAGCAAAAAGTCATTTGATTTATCTGAAATTGTCGATGAAGTAGACATCGCCAGTTTATAAACTCATCTCCAAAACAAAATTAGATTTTCCCCGCTAGTAATGGCGGGGTTTTTATTTTAACAAAAATATTTATTTTTTTTTGTTTTACTATTGACAAAACAAATTAGTAGGTGTATATTATAACCATAAGGCGAGAGCCAAGGGGGACAAAATGGAAATGGTATTAGTTTATGATGGATTGGCAGAAGCTGCAAAAGCAAGCGGAATGACAGTAGAAGAATTTAAGGCAGAATCAAGAAGAAAATTTGAAAATGACCCTGCGGAAATCAGAAGAAAAAATGCTGATTTGATTATTGATGGATTTGTAGGTGATTGGACTTGTATCCGATTAAATAAGTCACTTAAAAATTTCCCAGAGTTAAAATCTGGTAGGAGTTGCAAAGTTCAGAGTGAAAATAGAGTTATGGTAACTGATAGAATTAAAAATCAATTATTCAATAAATACAAGGTTGCAACAGACTTCTAAAATAAAATCAGTTTTCCGCTTCTGATTAAAAAGCGGAAAGGAGCAAAGATATGACAATGTTTTATGAGAACGAGACAGCAAAGAAAGAAATGAATGAATTGGGACTTTTTGAGTATTTCAAAAGCCATAATGTTATCAGAATCGAAAAAGGAAAAGTTTTCTTCAATCCTTTTTACCTGAGTAAGAAAGACAAAAACGGGAAAGCCTGCGGTTTCGGAACTGCAACACTTTCAAAAACTCGCCTTGCATTAAACTTCTCTGAATTGAGAGGAAAACTTCTTTAACCGAAGAACTAAACACAAAGCCCCTTCGGGGGCAAGGAGTATAGAATGGCAGAAGAAAAAAAATATACCGGCTATGGTTATCACGGCGGCGGAAGGCCCCGGAAAGGCAACGAAGCCCGAAGAAGTACACTATCAATAGTTTGTACTGAATCGGAAAAAGAAAAAATAAAAGCTGATGCAAAGTTTTATCAGATGAGCGTTTCTGAATATTGCACGAAAAAGTTATTAAACATCTTGTAAAATATGGCGGGTAAAAATCCCGCCTTTTTTTTAACTCAGTATATCGAATTAAAATAAAATCTAACTTGAAAACTTGAATTAGACGAATTAAAAAATCGAATTAAAAATTATGAGTAACTATTAGATAAAAATATGAGTAAAAAGTTATATTTTACGTGGATAAAAGAAGAGGGCGGAACTGCCAACGACAGCCCGCCCAGAGCAAAGAATGTTCTTAAAAAGAACTTCTCTTATTTATTTATATCATAATTCCTGATTTTTCGCAAAAAATATTCGTTTCTCTTTTAGGTGTCTAAAAAATTTGACAGTAAAATTTTTTCGTTATATATTACTAATTATTAAATAACTCGCTATGGCGAATTATTAAGGAGTATAGAATGAGTAAAAAGACTTTTAATTTGATTACAGGAATTGTTGGCGGAGTTTCTACAATCGCAATCGCTGTAGTTACTTTCATTAATCCTTCTTATGCCGTTGCAATCAACGCATCTATTGGAATTGCATCTACCGCAACAATCGAAATCTGCAATCAGTTTGTAACAAAATAGGTTATAAGGGCCGTAAAAGAATTACGGCTATTATTATACATAGCAAATAAAAGCATTTTCGTTTCCGTGCTTTTCGCTGAAGAACAGCATATTAAAAAACATTTCTTTAAGGAGAAAAGATATGGAAATGAAAGACTTGGAACGCCTTATTGATGAGCGTTCACAGAAACAGATTGATGATGCTAAAGAATCAATCAAAAAGGAATTGGGTGCAGTGCCACAGGCTCAGATTGACGAGGCTGTAAAAAAGGCAGTTGCAGAAGTAACAGCAAAGGCAGACGCTGAGAAAGCTGAAAACGTAAAATACCTTGAAGCTTTCAAAGAGGCTGTTTCTAAAGACGAAAAATCTTTTGTAAAAGAAACACCTGTCACAGTTGTAAATCAGATGATTGCTGCCGCCGCCTCAGCTATGGGCAAGAAAGATGCTCATAATATTGCTCAGGTTTCTGCAAAAGAAATCGCTGAACAGGCAAAAAAAGACTTCCCTTATTCTAAAGCACTTCACGCTGTTTTGGATAAGAAAGCCCTCAACGCTGGTACACCTTCTGAAGGTGGATTTACAGTTCCACTCGCATTCTCAGGCGAGTATATCGATGCTCTTGTAGCAAATACTCTCATCGATAAATTGAACATCCGCAAAGTTCCTCTCATTCACGGAAACCTTTCTATTCCTAGAATGGATGCTACATCAAGTGTAGGTTGGGTTGGTGAAACACAGGGCGGAAAAATTACACAGCCTCAGTTTGGCGAAGTAAATATGCGTGCTAAGAAGCTCAAGGCTCTTACTCCAATTTCTAACACACTTCTTCGTGAAAGCGGTGTAAATCTTGAAGGTTGGATCGCTGAAGACTTGATGAGAAAAACTCGCATTGCCCTTGATGATGCAATGATTAATGGTTCAGGTTCTCAGTATATGCCGCTCGGTTTGAAGAACAATGCAAACATCCAGACATTGAGTGCATCGGCTCTTGCCCTTACAACTCCTAATGATATGGTTGCTCTTCTTCAGCAGGCAAACGTAAGACTTGAGAATGTTCATTGGTTGCTCAACCCAATCGGTGAAAGCTGGCTCAGAAACAAAGCATTCTCTTCTGGTCCATTCGCTTGGTCAGATGAAATGGCAAGAACTGGAAAGCTCCGTGGATTTGATTTCCACTCATCAAGCACAATCGGATATGACGGAAGCGGAACTCCTACAGCAGACTTCTGGGTAGGTGATTTTGCAGAAATGATGTTCGGTGTATCACGCGACATTACAATCGAAATCAGCCGCGAAGGTTCTTTCAACGACAACGGAACTGTAGTAAACGCATTCGACCAGGATTTGACACTTATCCGCCTTATTACAGAATGCGACTTTGCTTGCAGACAGCCTAAAGCATTCGTTAAAGCTACTCTTACTCAGTCGTAACAAAAAGCGGGGTGTAAGGCCCCGCAATTCTTAATTTAAGAGAGGATTTGAAATATGACACGTTCAAAACTTTTAGAACAGATTAAAGTTGTTGGAGACGGAACTTCAGCATTCGCAAAGGGAACAGCTGAAACTCTCGTACTTGTAACAACAGGAAGCAATAAAAAACTTCAGACTTGCGATACAGCAGATGGAAGCTATGAAGATTTCGTTACAGGTCTTGCCGCTGGTGTTCACAACATTCAGATTGCAGGCGCAAAGAAATATCTGAAATCAGACGCTACTACAGCCGTTGCCATTCTCGGTGATTTTGGAACAGACCCTGTTTCTAATTCGTAAGGTGGCTTGAAATGTCTATGCTATGCAGTCTATCCGATTTGAAAACTATGCTCGGAATTGCTCAAGACGATACAACGCAGGATGCAAAACTTAATTTAATGATTAAGCAGACTTCTGCATTGATTGAGGGATTTCTAGGCTATTCGCTCAAGAGAGCGGAATATACAGAAGAACTGCATAGCACTAATGACAGACAGCTTATTCAACTAAATCACTTTCCATTACAGAGCGTTTTAAGCGTTTCTGCAAATGATGTAAGTATTGAAGATTACAAGATACTTCCAGAATATGCCCGATGGGGCAGACTTTACCGCGGTAACGGATGGAGCGGAGCCTGCTATACAAGAGGTTTTACATACGATATAGTTGCGGGGGTTTGGAATATCAAGGTAACTTATATTGCCGGATATTATCTTCCAGGCGATACGGGATATGTCGAAGGTGCAGAGGATTCTTTACCTTTTGACATTATCACCTGCTGCCTTAATTCTGTAGTGGAAAAATACAATTTTGAAGCTATGGGCGCAAAGGGTTTGAAGGCTCATACAGAAGGCCATATTTCAGATACTTATGCGGACAGCGCAAATGATATAGGACTTTCAGAAAGTGCAAAGAAAGTTCTATCAAAATATGTCTATTACGGGATTGCTTAGATGGTAAGATTTAATAATGCAAAAATAACAATCTTAGCAGAAAGCACTCAGATAGACGATGAGGGCGATTATATCGCGGAATGGTCGGAAGTTGAAACAATCGCGGGTGATGTTCAGCCGCATACAATGACCGAAGATGAATGCAAGGTTTGCGGAATATCAGAAATGAAGGGCGGTGTAAAACTGTTTCTTTACAATGGGATTCACGAAAACATCAAGGTTGGAAACCGTGCAAAGGTTGATTCTGATTTTACGGGGCGCGAAGATTTATATGTAATTATGCCTGTAAACTCTTGGAGCAGACACGGAGAGTGCCTTCTTATCCCGGTAGAAAACGAAAAAGCCGAAGAGCCGACACCGACACCAGAGCCAGAGCCTGACGGGGAAGAAGTAGATGGATAGTTTTGACAAACAGATTGCGGATTTTGTGAAAGCTCTTGAAAAAAAGCAGAAGAAAGCAGAAGCCGACAGCTTGAAGTTTGTCAGAATGTCTTGTGCCAAAGTAGAAGGCACTGCAAAAGAAATAATGAGGGATACGATAACAGACCCGGAGATTGTTTACGGCAAGCGCGGGCATCATCCTTCAAAGCCGGGAAATCCTCCGGCGGTAGATACGGGAACTTTAAGACAAAGTATTTCTCATTCTATTGAGGTACAAAATGGAAAAGCTATTGGATATGTAGGAAGCACAATAAAAAATCCTGAATATCCTAAATGGCTTGAATATGGAACTAGTAAGATGGCCCCGCGCCCGTGGTTATCAACTAGTCTGATTAAATGTCAGTCTTGGATGGCTAATTTGTGGAAGGAGATTTTTAAGAAATGAACTTGAAAAAATATTATATGAGCCTTCTTTCCGCAAGTTCAGAATTAAAAGCCCTGATAGGCGATAACAATATTGTATCGGCCTATCCGCAGGAAGTGAAAACTTTCCCGCTGGTGATTTTTGAAGATATGAATTCTTCAGATGTTTCTTTTGCGGATAATTTACCGCACGGAACATCGGCAAGTGTAAGGATTCACATTTTTTCAAAAATGATAAAAGGCTATGCGAAAGTAGAAAGCATTGCTGAAGTAGTAAGAAGCATTTTTCGGAATGACTTCTGGACTATGAATAATAACATTGAAATGTCAGACGTTCAGGACAACGTAAAACATAGAACAATGGATTTTAGTAGGGAGTTTTACTCTCTCTAAAAATATAACGTTATATTTTGAAAGGAGAAAAAAAATATGGCTAATGAAGCTCCAAAAATCGGACTTGATAAAGTCTACATTGCAAAAGTGCTTAGTGATGACGAAAACGGAATCACTTATGACACACCGATTGCCCTTCCTGGCGGTGTAAATGCTTCTGTAAATCCTAACTCGGATGTAGCTACAGATTACGCTGATAATGGTGTATTCTTTGTTACAAACAACCGCGGAAATACAGAGCTTACACTTGAAATGATTGACATTGACGCAGATACACTCGCATTGATGCTCGGTCAGACAAAGACAAACGGAATTACAGTAGAAAAGCCTCTGGACCAGAGTCCATACTTCGCTGTTATGTTCCGTGTATGGATTGCAGGAACAGATGCAAACGGAAACAACCGTTATCAGTATTTCTGCTATGCAAAGGGCAAATTCTCAGTTCCAGAAACAGGCGGAACAACAAAGAAAGAATCAATCGAATTCGGCCACATCAATCTTACAGCTCAGTTCGCTCAGACTGTAGCAAACGGTGTGATTTGTACTCACGCAAGAAGCGATGATCCTGATGTTTCTTCTTCAGTTATCGCTAACTGGTTCAATGCTCCTGTAGTAACAGTTGCACAGAATAACAATGAAGTAACAGTTGCCGCCACTGTATCAAGCGGAAAACTTGTTTTGACAGGTTCTAAGGGTACAGGTGATGAGTTCACTTTTGCACCTTCAAGTGCAAAACTTGGAGAAACAATCATCGTTACAGATGCAAGCGGAAATCCTGTTAACGGTACACTTGCCTTCGGTGGAACTGCAAGCGCACCTACAATCACCTTTACAAAGGCTACAGGTGCTAACGCATTTACCGCAGTTACAGTTACAAGCGGTCTGAAGGATAACTTTGGAATCGGAGTAACACCAATGACTGACGCTGATTTGGCATAAGTCCCCGCAATTTGCGAAATATCCCTAGTTGGTGTATATTTAAGTAGACACTGACTAGGGTGTTTTTATTTTAAATACATGAGGTAAAATCAATGAAAAATGAAGTTGAAGAAAATCAGTTGGAAGGTGTAATGCCGAGCGAGTTTTTTCTGACAATCGGTGGAAAGAAACGACAGGTAAAGTTCGGAAATCTTGCGCTTGCAAAAGTTGAACAGAAATACGGTTCATTGCAGGATTTCGATAAACTCACAGAAGATATTACAAAGCGACCAATGCAGACTATTCCATGGTTATTGTTTATTTCTCTTAAGGACAAAGAAGGATTAAACTTCAGCAATCAAGATGCCATTTTAGAGGCTATGGACGATGCAGACCTTTCTGTTAAGGAAGTAATGGAAGTAGTTACAAAGTCTATGAACTCAAGCATGGCTCACATGTTCGGGTCAAAAAAGTAAAAACCGCTGAGGGCAACGGAAAAATCCCTTGGGCCTACCTGTTAACAGAATGTGTTTTAATGGGTAAGTCCGAAGAATGGTTTTGGAACAGTGAATTAAGGATTGTATGGAACTTAATTCACCAAAAAAAAGAAATAGAAAAAGTTCAACAGAAAAATCTTGCAATTTACATAGCCTGTTATGTATGGGGTAAAAATCCCGATGAAGAGGAAGAAACGGAAATTGCGGGAAGGGATAAACCTGTTGACGAAAAATTGTTGAGAGGATTTTTTTAATGGCTGATTATTATCCTATTTGTGCGAAAATTACCGCTGATAACAGTGGATTTATGGCCTCAGTAAATGAGGCAGGAAAAACTATAGATGCTTTTGGGAAAACCCTCTCAACATTTAAGACCGCTATCGCGGGTGCTTTTGTCGTAAAAGGCATTCACGAGTTTACAAAGGCGATGAACGAATGTGCAAAACTGTATGTCGTTCAGGCTAAGGCAGAAAAAACCCTTGAAATATCAGCAAAAAACAACCCTTATCTTAAATCAGAAAATGTCAAAGCATTGAAAGATTATGCAAGTTTTTTGCAGTCTATTTCTGAGGTTGGCGATGAGCAACTTTTGCTGATGATGTCGCAGTTGGCAAGTGCAGGCCGAACTCAAGAAGAGATTCAGCAAATTATGAAAACTGCGGTTGATATGTCAGCAAGCGGTTTGATAAGTCTTGAATCAGCGGTCAGAAGCCTTAACGGTAGTTATGCGGGAAGTGCAGGTCGTTTGACAATGCTTTTGCCTCAACTGAAAAACCTTACTGAAGAAGAATTAAAAAGCGGTAAGGCTATTGAAATTGCAGGCAAAGCCTATGAAGGCATGGCAAAGAATACTGCCAATTCAGCGGTACAACTTCAGAACTCAATCGGAGATTTGAAAGAGCAGTTAGGTTACGGTTGGGAAAATGCTTTAAGTCCGATGAGGAAAGGATTACAGAGCATTATCGACAAATGGACTGAGGCCTTAAAGAAAGCAAATGACGCAAAAGAGGCTATGAACAACCTCAACACTGTAATTAAAAGCGGTGGTAACGCAGGAAACGTTACAGACGCAAAAACTTTACAGGCAGGCAGAAACGCTCAGTTACAGAACGAATACAGGGAACTTGCCCGATTTGCAGAAATTGCAGGAAAAGAATTAAAGAAACGCTCAAAAGAAGAAAAAGAAATCTACACTGATATGATGATTACATACGGATTGTATGTTCAGAAATATCAAGACGAAGGTTTGACCTTAGTTGAGGCTATTAAAAAGATACAGGCCGATAAACTTGCCGAATGGAAAAAAGGCCTTGATGATTTCCAAATGATAGTTCAGAAAGAAAAAGAACTTGAGGAAGAGCAGGCAAGAATTGACGCAGAAAATGCTACACAGGAAAAGATAAACGCAAGAAAAGCCTTAACAGATGCTTATGATGAAACTGTAGCAAAGGCAAAAGAAGAAATTGAAATCCACCGTCAAATGGGTGAAAACATCACTAAAGAAGAAGAGGCAGAAAACCTTCTTACAGTGATGAAACAGGCCTACGTTAAAATGATACAGGAATCTAACGGTGAACTGAAAATCGAAAAAACAAGGCTTGAAGCAATAATTAAACTTCAGAAAGAATTAAATAAACAATTACCAAAATCTAAATCACTTTTAGAAGAGTTACAGAAAACGACCAAAGAAATGCTTGAAAATTCTGAAAGTGAGTGGAACGGTTTTGATCAGGCTGTCATTAATGTTTATGGTGAAATCCTTGAAGAGGCTAGTACATGGTCAGATTTCTTTACTGATATGTTCCATTCATTCGGTGAAATCGGTAAAGAGGCCATTGAAACTATCGGTCGTTCAATGGTTGAAGGTGAAGATGCTTGGAAAAATATGGGTGCAGTTGCCCTTGAAAGCATAGCACAAATCCTTGAGGCACTGGCTAAAGAATTAACCGCCCTTGCAGTTGTCAAAGCGGTTCAGTATGACTTCGCAAGTGCAGGAATGGCCCTTGCAGGTGCTACCACTGCATTAATTGGTGCAGGTGCTTTGAAAGGAATTGCAAGTCAAATGAAAACCGTATCTAAAGATACGCAGACATTGGTTGATGCTCTCAAAGATTTGAAGAACGAATTGAAATCCATTGAAAGTGCAGGTTCAGCGGGTAAGATTTCAAGCATAGCAAGTGCTTACGCTCAGAGCGTAAATGCAGTCAAAGAGGCTCAATCGGCTTTATCTCAGAAGGCTACAAGTGAAACTTATGATGTTTATTTACAGTCTTTAAGTTCTTATACAACTTCGGTAAACGGTCTTGATGATAGCCTTAAAGAACTCAATGACACTCTTGATTTACAGGCAAAAGCATTTAGGGAGATTTACTCTGCAACTGATAAAGTCAGCAAAAACATAGTTAAAAATAAAGTTCTCTCAGATTTGAAAACTCAGTTAGACAGTGCATATTCTGACCTTGAAAACATTGGAAAAACAATCGGTGAAACAATGTTCAATGGAATTGCTGAAGGTGCATCAAGTTCTAACTTCTTATCTGATGTAAAGAAATATATCGTAAATGCGATGACTAAAATTGCGGTATTTACTGAAAGTTTCCAAAAACAACTTGCAGACGCAACAAGCGGGATGTTAGTTGGAATTACTACAGGTGATGATTCAATTATTGAAAGTTCTACTAAAGCAATTAAAAACCTGTATGAAACCGCCCTTTCTACCGCAAACGCAATCGAAGGTTCAATTACAGGTATTTTCAACAATATCAACACAAAGACCAAATCAACTGTAAAAAGTTTGAACGAAACCATTAATGATATAAAGAAAGAAGGTTTTACAGATTTATCTAAAACTTTACAGGGTCGCTCTAGCCTTACTCAGCAAATTGATAAAGCAAAATCCGAATTGAATAAAGCATTAAGTGATTATCAAACATCATCAATTCCTAATGCGATTTCTAAACTTACATACGGAGAAAAGGCTAGTTATACTCGGCAAATAAACGAATTACAGAGGGCAATAAATACTTATTCTGAAAAAATTATAGAATTAAATAAACAAAGAGAATCTCTTGAATGGACTGTAGGATATTCTGCCCCTAGCGGGTTATATCGTGGTGAGGAAAAGTTTCAAGACTACTTATATTATTTGGGTCTTAATGGCAAATCGTATGACGAACAAGACTATAATTCCAAAAAGTATGCTGCCGAAAGGGCTGATTTAAGTTTAAGTTGGGCTGAGCAAAAATGGAATTGGGAAATGGCTAAGCGCGATTTGGAAGATGTAAATAGCGCAATAAACACTTACCAAAATCTGATAAAGAATACCTCCCCAAGAATAGATGAGTATAACGAAAAAATTAAAGAAACTGACTCTAAGATTTCAGAATTAAGTGCTGAATATAAAAATCTTGAAAAAGCATACAAAGATGCGGAAGAAGATTATCAAGAGGCATTAGGTTTAATCAATAAATCAATGAGAGAATTATCTGATAACCTCAAGGCTCAAAACAAAGAATTAGACAATCAGATACTTCTTTACAAAGAACTTTACACATCAACAGACGCAAGTTTTAATTCAGCGGTGCTTGAAACATCTTTGAATAAAATTAAATCCGCTTTCTATTCCTTCTTTGAAGATTTGCAGGATATGGGACTTACCGTAGGCGAAAACCTTGTAAACGCAATCGCAGACGGAATGTCGCAGGCTGATTTCTTAGGTTCAATGAAAGACTATATCCGAAAAGCGATTATTCAGACTGTAGTTTATACAGAAACACTTCAGCACGAAATTGCTCAAATCGGTGCAACAATTTCAAAGGGAATTGCAGAAGGATTTACTGATACAGGCTTACATGAAATCAAGCGTGATTTGAGTTATATCTTCTATATGGCTCAAAACTCGATTTCAAAAATTGATACTGTCTTGGATAATGTTTTCAGCGGATATGCAACGGGAACTCAGAACGCAACTAGAGGTTTACACCTTGTAGGTGAGGCTGGCCCCGAACTTGTAAGATTTAGAGGTGGTGAACAGGTTCTTAATGCAAACAATACTCAGAAAGCCTTAAACGGTGCAGGTACAACAATCAATCAGAATGTAACGTTTAATAATCTGAATGATACAAGTGCTTTTGCTATGATGCAACAGTTCAAACGTTATAATCGTGAAATGGCTATCAATTCTGTATTATAATTGTGGGGTGAGATATGAAACACGAGAGATTACAAACAATATTCTTACATATGAAAGATAGATGTTATAATCCCAATAATAAGCAGTATGAGGATTATGGCGGAAGGGGAATAAATATCTGTGCAGAATGGCAAACACCACATTCTCACAAAGGCGGTAGAGCATTTAAGAAATGGGCTTTAGAAAACGGATATGCAGAAAATCTAACAATCGACCGAATAGATTGTAATAAAGGTTATTCACCCGAAAATTGCAGATGGGTTTCTATGAAAGTTCAACAAAACAATAAACGTAACAATCGTTTAATTACACATAACGGAAAAACTCAAACAATTGCGCAATGGTGTGAAGAATTGGGGTTGCCGTTTAGCACAGTAAAGAATAGACTTAATCGACATTTACCGACAGAAAAGGTTTTGAGCAAGAGTGCATTGTATTGTGAAAAAATCAAAAGGATAATGTAAGGAGAAGGAAAATGCAGAAATTAGTTTGGATTAATTCAAAGGGAACAGAAATAAACTTAACAAGCGGAGATTATGGTATTACAGAATGGGAAGGATTTTCCGCCTGCGATGTAGAGGTACAGACCCAAAACGTGCCTTTTCAAGACGGTTCTGTTTTCCTTGACGCTTTATTAAATAATCGTGAATTATCCGTAACTCTCGCAATTAATGACGGTGGCGACCTCGAAAAAAGATACCAATTAAGACGTGAATTAATTTCTGCTTTGAATCCGAAGTTGGGTGAAGGCTATCTGATTTATACTAACGACTTTATAAGTAAGCGAATTAAATGCCTTGCTCAAATGCCTGTATTTCCTACTCATAATTCAGACAAAGCGGGAACACCAAAGGCGAGTCTAAGCTGGACTGCCTGCGACCCTTATTGGGAAGATTTGGAAGAAACAGAAGTTTTAATTAAAAAGGGGACAGTATCTGTAATTGAAAATAATGGTGATTTAAAAACACCAATTCAAATTAAAATCTTGAATGGAAATATTGAAAATCCTATTATTGAAAACAGAACTTCTAAACAGTTAATAAAAATTAATTCTACTTTAGTTGATAAAAGTGTTGTAATTAATACAGGAATAGGAGATAAAAAAGTTTATGAAACCCTTGATAAAATAAATTTAATTTCAAATTATTCACTTACACATATGTGTTATTCTGAGGATTTAAAATGTTTTGTTGGAGTAAGCAAAACTGAAATATTAATAAGTAAAGATAGTGTTGTATGGAATGTTATTAAGCCTGATATATCAATCAGTGAAGATTTAAATTATATTCTTTATTCAAAAAGATTAAGTTCATTTTTTGTAGTTGGAAATAATGGAACACTTCTAAAAAGTAATAACGCTTTAATTTGGGAACAAATTACAATACCTCAAACTTATAATTTAAAAGATATAAAAGAAATTAATAATAAATTATTCATAGGAAGTTTGAATTATATTTTAGTTTCTGAAAATGGAACTACATGGGAAGAATCATCAAGTTTTATAAATGGTGGTAATGTAAGCGTTTCTTGTTATGTTGGTAAATATAATTTATATTTTTTATCAGACGATTCAAATGTATATCAAAGTGTAAATGGTCTTGATTGGGTAAGAAGGACAAATAGTATATCTGACAAAGTTTCTTTTTTATTATATTCTGAAAATCAAGATTTATTTTTCAGCCAAGATACTGATACACATAAATTGAAAAAAAGTTCTGATGCTATAACATGGACTTCTTATGATACGAATATTGATAATTTGTTAAGTTCGAATTTATATAAATTTGATTTTATATTAAATAATACTGAATCATCATATTTTTCTGTAAAGTATTATAATGTTATTTTCAGTTCTGATATGATTAATTTTACAGTGATTAAACCTTATACAGGAGTTGATGATTTTTATTATTTTACCAACTTGTTTTTTTCAAAAGAATTAGGAATTTTTATTTGTTATGGAAAAGGAAAGTATTATGAAAGTTATAACTTATTAAATTGGTTCTTAGTACAAAAAGGTTATCCAAACACATCTTTTACCTTAGCAAATAATGATGATACCATTTATATAGGTGGATATGGTGGAAGCGGGGGATATAATAAAGGATTATTAAATAGCAGGAATATAACTACCTGGAATTCATTAAATCAATATTTTGAATATCAAGAAATCCAATACATAGAAGAACTCGGAAAATTTTTTTATGTAGGGTTTAATAATCAATACGTGCTATATGGTTTTAGTAAAAATGTTGCAGGATTTAGTGGTGTTCTTCCACCCAATACAACAACAGTTAGTTTTACTTATAGTAAATATTATGGAAAAATAATTGTAGTTGGTGATAATAAAGTCAAGATTGGTACAATTTTAAACAATGCCACTTTAAATTGGAGTGTTTATGATACAGGTTATAATTTTATAATTAATTCTATTGCATCATCAAATAGTGGAACTCTGGTATGTGTAGGCAATAATGGTAATATCATTAAAAGTATTGATTCCTTAAATTGGATTTCTGTAGATAGTGGAACTACTGAAAAGTTAAATTCTGTATATTTTTCTAAAATTATAAATGCTTTTGTTGCTGTAGGAGATAATGGAGTTATTCTATATAGTTCTGATGGTTCTGTTTGGGAGCATATAGAAATATTAACAAGTGAAAACTTAAATAAAGTAAAATATTTGAATGGTTTTTATATTGTTGGAGATAACGGTTTAATCTTACAGAGTGCCGATGGAAAGACATGGTATCAAAAGGAAAAATTAGTTTCTCAAAACATTGTAGATATAGCATATTTTCTTAATAAATATATTTGCTTGTCTTCTGATGGAACGATTATTTACAGTGAAGAATCCGAAAAAACAAATATTATAAACAAGGTGGATAAGAGTTCTAATATGAATTTTAGCCTTGATATCGGGGAAAATATTATTTTTACTAATTCAGCAGATAATAATATATTCTTTTCAGTATTATCTTACCGTCAGAAATACATAGGAGTTTAATCAATGAGTTACAAAGAGAAACCGCAATTAAAATTATACTCATACATCAATGAACAGTTTGAACTACAGGCAATTATAGACGATTATGAATCTGTATCAATCGAAAATAACCTATATCAAGCGGGTCAGTTTCTCATTACGATAAATTACAATATCCCTAATGCGTTACTTTTCAAGCGGGGAATGTTCATTCAGTTTGGAAACGACCCTTACAACTTTGGTGAAATCTATAATGTTGCAGACGCAGTAAGTTCAGAAGGTAAGGCGGGGCAGAAAAGAACTATCAGCGGGTATGACGCCAGATACCTTTTCAAAAGACGTATTATCAAGAACTTAAACTCAAACGATACTTGGAATATGACCGCAAAGGGCGAAATCTGTTTACGCTCATTAATCTACTCAGAAGCGGGAGAAGGTGCAGAAGTCAAAAGACGCTTACCAATTAACAATACTATCCCTGCTTCCGAAAACGCTTTAGGAAAAGAATACACCGTATCAGAGGCTTACACTAACCTTTATGACGTTCTTTGTACTATAGCGACACAATCAGAAATCGGTTGGCGGATTAAGTTTGACGGTGAACTGACCCTTGAATGTTTCAACGGTGAGGATATTTCAGACAGTGTATTTTTCTCAACTGATTTTGAAAGCCTTGAAAACGGAAGTTTTTTAGATACCAATGAGAATTTTACAAATGCTGTTTATATTGGTGGAAAGGGAGAAGGCTCTGAACGTGATATTTATGACGGTGAAAATATTTCTATTCCATTTTTAGTTGAGGAAGGCGAAAACTGCATTGTTGATGAAGAAGGGGATTTTATTGTTATTGACTATGGAGAGCCAAGAGATTTGGGTCGCTTTGAATCTTGGGATAATCAGTCAGAATTAACTACTGAGGAAGAGTATGAAAATGAGGCAAAATCAATTCTTGCTCAGTATATGCAGAATCTTACAGTAGCAGGTGCGGGCCTTGCTAAATGCCCTTATATTTTCAAAGAGCAGTATAATATAGGCGATACGGTTAAAATTGCTTTCAGCGGTAAATCAGCAAACGTTCAGATATTAAGCGTGACAGAATACTGGCAAAAAGGAAATTATCAGATTTCTTTTAATTTTGGAAAGCCTCAGAACGACTTAAAAAATCAAATACTTTTACTTTTAAGAAAAATAAGGATTTCAAGTTCTAAAGCAAAAGCCATTGACAGCGTAAAGTGGTATAATTTACCCGAAGATACAGAGCAGAAAGAGGAAGATGTTACATTCAACACTTTAGGTTTTACTGGTCAAGGTGGAACTTTTACTCTTTATCTTAATTCATCAAATGCGGGAAGTAAAAGGTATATGATTTATGGAAAGAATTTATCGGGCAATGTTACTCTTACAACGGGAATATCGGGAAAAAGTAATGTTACAATTTCAAGCGGTAATACAATTTCAGATGTCTATGTAGATACTGAAGGAAATATATTAAAAGCATAGGAGGAAATGAATGGCTGAATACAAAACAATTAATGAAATTACCAATGTCTCTACCCAAGCTAATGACGATGATTTGCTTATAATGTGGGACAAAAACCGAGAAAAAACGGTAAAAATCAAAGATAAAGATTTTAATAAAAACAATCAGCCGAAAACACTTGAAACACCTATAGAAGTTGATAACGTTGAAGAAACTACTGTTGAAGGTGCTTTAGGTGCAATCAATGATAAAGTGAAGAACTTTACTGCGGGTGTAGCTTTCAAAGGAACTCGGTCAGCCTATAACACTGCAAAGTTAATTCCCGAAGGAAGTGACGGGCATATTCCAAGCGGTGCATTAGTTATCATAACAGACGAAGGACGTACTTATGTGACAAACGGAACAGGAAGCAGTCAGACGCTTGAACTTGTTGCAAACGCAACGTTTAACGGAAGTCACGCAGAATGGAACGCTCTTACACTAGCACAAAAGGCTATGTATAACATTGTGAACTTTGATGATGACAGTCCTTCTTCTTACAAGGATATTTACTCAACAAACGAAGTAAAGACAAACAAGGTATGGATTGATGGAAAGCCGATTTATAGAAAAGTGTTTTATAGCGATACAAACTTTGACGGTAATACAACCGTAGGAACAATCACAAATCTCAATAGACTCATTGATATAAAAGGTTTTATACAAGCAGTAAATAACGGACAATACCCTTGTTATACAGATAGCGGTAATGTATGGCAGATTTATGTAAATAGTTCGGGAGCGATTAATAGGACTTTAACTGGCGGAGCGTTTACTAATTCTCGCAATCCCGCTTATGTTATTGTTGAATACACCAAAACAACAGATTAAGGAGGTAAACAAAATGTCAGTAAATGTATATGACCCGATTAATGATAGATTGATTCCAGTGGCAGGAGCGACTTTGTATGGAGACGCCCCAGTGGGTTCAATTATTGCTTTTGCAGGAAAAGAGATAAATTTACCAGAAGGTTATCTTGCTTTTAATGGTCAGACTGTAAAACGTGGTGACTATCCCGATTTATGGGCTTTTGCAGTTGCAAATGAACAGGTTGGAGTAGATAAGTTCTTCTCGCAGGGTGACGGTTCAACTACCTTTACCCTTGCAGATTTAAGGGAAACTTCGCTGAAAGGCTATGGAGAAACTTCAAGAACTGTCGGTGCTCACGTAAAGAGCGGTGGACTTGGTGTTGGTGAGTTTATTGATGACCAGTTGCAGAATTTCCAGTTCAATATGTCGTCCGAAGGCCCTGCTGCAAACAGCCTTGTATATGGCTCAGATACAGGTGGCTACAGCGATTTATACAGTATCAAAAGAGGAAGTGTACGCACTGGCACCACAACCGAAGTTAAGGCAGTTGGTGTAGTATGGGCTGTCAAAGCCAGACAGACAGGACTCCCTATAGACCTCGCTCAACAGATGGAGACTTATGTTGCACAGTTACTTGCACCTGTTAATGTTGAAGGAGTTATTGTTGTGGCAGGTAGTAATTGGATGAATTTGGCAGTTATGAAAAGTGGAAAAGTTGTTACTGTAAACGCATTTCTAGGAACTATAGCGTCAAATATCAATCCAGATGGGATAATTTTAAGAAATCTACCACTAGCGGCAAGCAGTGTCACAAAAGATTTTCTTGCAAAAGATTGGGATAATAATATTGTGTATAATATTTACATACCTGCTGATGGTACTCTAAGAACAAGACAGGCTATTCCGCAGGGTATATCGCTCTTTTTTGGCATCACTTATATTAGTCAATAATTTCATTACAGGAGGAAATAAAATGAAATATTACATTCACACAATCGAACAGATTACCAAAGAAGGGGAGATTTCAGAATACTCTAAATCTGAAAAGGTAGACGATTACCCAACTGCTTTGAGTAAGTATTACAAGAAGCTTTCTGACGTGTCGGCAGACCTTGGCAAGAACCACCTCTACATGAACATCAGTATTATGAACTCAACAGGAAGCGTTATGAAGAAAGACGAAGTTGGTGCTTATCGTGAATATGTTGAGTCTGCAACAGAATAATAAAACAAATAATAAAAAACCGCCTGCCTAACAGACAGACGGAAAAATTATAAATATAAGACAGGAACTGCCTTCAATTAATAATAACTGATTTTGACTTTTTCTGAAAAGTGTCTAAAATAGTAGACATGAAGAACCCTCAAACTTTAGCAGAAGAATTATACAGTCAGTTTCCTAATGAGAAACTTAGGAATATCAAAGACTTTGGATGTTGTGCATTTACTCTTTTATGGTGCTTAGGAATTGAGCCGGATGACGCTAAGGCGATTATGACGCTAGGCCAGCTTATTGACTCTAAGGCGATAGAAGAAGATTGTACTGTAATATGGGCAAAAGCCTGCCAATATCTTACAGGCCGCAATCTGACTGTAGAATTTAAAAACATTACATCAATAAAAGATATAAAAAAAAGAACGCCTGTAAAGTATGAAAGAATAGACGAAAACGGAAAAAAGCACGCACATTGGGTAGGAGTAGAGAATGGCAAAATCGGCTTTAATTCCCTCAAGACTTCTTTATGCGTAAATAAAGGAAAGCCGGTAATGGCCCGCATTCTTACTATTTCAGGAGGTTACTAATGGCAGAAGAAAAAGGAATACACGCAAAGCCAACATCTTTATTGGCTCAGATAATTGCTTCGGTATGGGTTGCCGGATGGAGTGGCTTTCAATTTGCAAAAGAGATAATCGCGGGAAATCACGTTGATATAGGTGATATAGTTCTTTCAGGGTTTGCAATCGCCGCCTGTTATGTTCCTGTTTATTTTAATCTGATTATGGATAAAATTAAGGAAATAAAACTCGGAGGAAAGAATGAATGATAGTGTTTTGACTAGTGTAATCGGAACAGTTATTTATCTCTTGCCAGTCCTTACTCTTGTTTGGAAAGGTGCAAAACTTACATCTAAACTAGAACAGCTTGAAGAAGAAGTGAAAGAAAAAACCTCTAAATTCTGTACGGATCATAAAACAATGCAGGAAAAAATCGAAGAAGAAAGAAAGTCTACAGATAAAAGTATAGATGCAATTATGCTTACTCTTACTGAGATTCAGAAATCTCTTGTAAGGGTAGAAACAAAACTTGAAGTAAAAGAAAACAAGTGAGGTAATTATGGATTTCAAAATCGTTTTAATTTCTATTCTGATAATTGCTATCTTAGGATTTGTGATTTACTTTTTATTCAAGAAAATACAGAAACAGAAAATAGAAATTCAGTGCTATAAAAATAAAATAGATTGCCTTGCAAATAACATTAAAGAGCTTTCTAAATATATTGATAAGATAAAGAAAATTGATTCTGAAAAAAACTCTATTTCCCAGACGATAAAGGAGGCTGAAAGCGATGAAGAAGTTTATAATATTATTGCTGATATTATTGCCGATAACAATAACATCGTGCAGAACTACAAAAATTGAAAATGAAATTGTATTAAAGCCTCATCCTCAAAGACAGGAGCTATTAATTCCAAAAAATACAAAAGAATGCGCTCAGGTAATTCTTTATTATCATTCCATTATAAAAGAATGGGAAGCGTGGGGCGATTATGTGGAAGGCGTATTAAAAAATGACAAAGTACCAGAAGTTATTTTACGAAATCAAGAAGACAAATGATTATAAAACAGTCGGGGAAGATATTCAATTTAAGGTTTTTGTAAATCACGGAACAAAAGAAGTTATCCTGCAATTTGAAGAGTCGCGTAATAGCAATAACTTTAGGCACTCTGATTGGTTTCATAATCTTCTATTTTTCCCTTGGCCGCTGAAATTAGATAATAAAATTGTATGGACTACTTTTGGATATGCCTGCGCCTATAAGTCAGCCGGAAACATCCCGATTGATGAATTCGATAAGGCAACAAGTGATTATTGGAATTATAAATGGATTATACGCGGATGGTCTTTTGGCTCTGCTATGACTAAGATTGCGGAAAGACATTTCTATATTAGGCGCAACGCGGCCATAGATGAAGAGCTTACTTATGGTGATGTAAAAGTTTGGATAAATCCTTTTGTTTATTTCCTTTCAAAAAAATGGCACAAAGAATGTCATAATTTTGTTTGCATTAATGACTTAGTAACCTGGACCATTCCCTCCTTTTTCCGTCATAAAAAATGCAGGGTAGGCGGAAAAATCAGCCTCAAGAAAATATTGCAGACAGAATATAATCACTGTCATTATGAAGAGTATGATTATTCCTCTTATGAGTGATAGCATTTATGATAGCAATTAGGGATAATCTTTTATTAAAGTAACTTTTTCCTTTTCCTTTTCTATAACATCTTTTTTCAACGTTCTCACCGTATCAAGAACAATCTTTCTGTAAACATTAGGAAGGTTGTATATTTCATAGGCGGTGTCGAGTATTTCCGGCGGGATTTTCGGGGCGGCTCTTTCTTGCCCCGTAAGAAGCCATTCTATACTTACATCAAGATATATTGCAATTTTTAGAAGTTCATTCGCCTTCGGGGGAATATCTGCAACTTTCCAGTGGGAAATTGTTTGATTGGGTATTCCCAGGTCTTGCTCATAGCATTTTAGAGGCTTTCTTTCTGACATTCTTTTTACAATATCTCTTCCGCTAATTTTCATACGTCTTAATTATAGGCAAGAATTTCCCAAAAAATTAGGATAACTTTCTTGACATTCCCTATAAGTTGGATTAATCTTAAATTACTCCCAAGAAATTGGGAAAAACAAAAATTCAAGTGCATTGAATATTTGCTCGATTTATTCACTGCATTTGTAGTGAAACTTCTTTTGAAGTCAGAGCCTAAGAGAATCGAGCACTCTTAGGCTTTATTTTTTTTTACGGGGGAAAACGTGAAAGAACTTATTGAAATTACAGAACACGAAGGAAAGAAAACTGTATCTGCTAGGGAACTTTATCAGAAGTTGGAAATTGAACATCGTTTTAATGATTGGTTCAAAAATATGCTTAAATATGGATTTACTGAAAATATTGATTATACCAGCGTACTAGTCCGTACGGAGGTAAAAAATAACGGCGGTATTCAGATAAGGGAACTTGATGAATATTATATATCGCTTGATATGGCAAAAGAAATCTGTATGATTCAGCGTTCAGAAATTGGCCGCAAGTTCAGACAGTATTTTATCGAATGTGAAGAAAATCTAAAAAACATCGCTACTCCAATTATTCAGCAAGTCCAGGATTCACCACTTGAAAAGGCTAGATTCTTACACGAACTTGCAATCGACTATTCAGATAATGCAACTTATAAACAGATTTTGGATGCTTACGCTACAAAAGAAATATCGGGCGAGTTTATCCTTCCATTGCCAGAACTTGAAGAAAAGAATTACTCAGCAACAGAAGTCGGGGAAAAGCTGGGAATTTCTGCAAACAGGGTCGGAAAAATTGCAAACATACTCGGTCTTAAAGTAAACGGTGAATTTGGAAAGTGGTATGTAGATAAGGCAAGAAATACAAATAAGCAGGTAAACACTTTCAGATATACACAGAAGGCCATAGAAAAGATTAAAAGCGAAATGGAAAAAGTAAATGGCTGATTTTTATGAGATCTTCGAGCGGTTTTGTATTATGGCAGAAGCCGATGATGTCGGGGAAATTCAAGCCCTGAAATATATTCAAGAAAAATATGGCCGCGCTATTGCGGTTGAAATATGGCAGAAATACTGTAAGGGGGAAAAGTAATGCCGGAAGATTTAGAAGATAAGTTAGACGATTTTGAACTTATGTTAGAGGGGATTTGCTCGGATGATGCAATAAAAGATAGCAGAGCAACTGTCAGGCTTTTGTCTTATTGGTATTCGATGAAAGAAGAAATAGCAAAATTGGAGGGAGTATGCACAAAGTAAGTGAAAAGGATTTTTTGAAGGTTTTATCTTCCATTCTGGGAAGTGATGAAGAAAAAAAGAAGTTTGTAGAAATTATGCGAGGTAAAAAATGCCCGTTGAAGAAATCATTAAAGAATTAAAGAAACAGGATAAGATTATCACAGAAGCTCAGAAAGAAAAAATGAAACTATATGAACTTCTGGAAAATGCCGGGGCCGAAGAGTATGACTGGATAACAGTACAGGCCGCCGCAAAAATAATCGGTGTTTCTGTATGCACTATCTACAACAAGGTAAATGCCGGGGAACTTGAAACAAAGCATATTAAATCAGCGGTTCGGGTTCGGAAATCAGAAATACTAAAAATAAATGATTTATAAATTATATACTAAAAATTATTATATTTACTATTTACAATATAATTATCAAGGTATATAATAACATTATAAGCTACTAAAAAATAGTAGGAATAATAATTCGCTATGGCGAGTTATAGGGGGCAAAGAATGGAATTTGATTTTATGGAGAGTTTAGAGCTTATAGTTCTACTCAAGAAGAAGGCTAAAGAACTTTATCAGATGGCCTTCAGGTGCGACAGGTCTTGCAGAGCAACTTTTATTGAAGATGCCAGACGTTTCCGCGGGATGTATAAGAAAGCCTGTAAATATTACGATTCAAACAGTTTTGTAAAATAGGGGGATAGAATGAAACAATCAGAATCAATCACAAAACTTTTAGAGAGCTTCTGCAAGGCTCAGGGCGAGTTTCCAACACTTCCAAAAGACAAAAACGGATATAATTACAAGTACACTGATTTAGATACTGTAATTTCTACAGTGCGACCAATTTTAGCAAAGTATAATATCGGCTTTATGCAGAGCCTTACAACCTTAGAAAACGGAAATCCAGCAATTACTACTAGATTGTTTAACAATGCGGGTGAGTGGATTGAAGATACAGCTCCACTTCCTAATGTATCGCTTTCTAAAGGAAATGCGGCCCAGAATACAGGCGCGGCAATTACATATATGAAACGCTATACTTTATGCGCGATGCTTGGAATAAGCTCGGATGAAGATCCCGATGGAAACCCGGAATTAAACAAAAAGCATTCTGAAAACTGGAACTACTTAAACAATCTTTTCAATTCTTATGAAAACGTTTTCAAAAAGAGCGGGGCCGCTTACGATTCAATCTGTAAGGCTTTAGCCGGAAATGATGAAAACTTAATTATTCAGACGGTACAAAAAAGCCACGAATATCTCAAAGCAGGCGGAATTAATATTTAAGGAGTAAAACTATGGTAACAACTAATGAAATGAATATGCCTCAGGCATTTGTAAATTATGTTTCTAATGTAAGACACAATCCTTCTGGAACACTTTCAGCTACAACTTTACTTCAGGGGGATAAACAGATTGTTCTTTACGACCGCCATTTTGAGGAAATGACACAGGATGCGGCTGACTTAGTATGGGCAACCTTCGGAACGGCTTTTCACTCAATTATGGAAAAACAGGAAGATGACGCTTTCAAAGAAGAAGCTTTTTCGGTGCCGGTTGGAAGCTGGAAAGTTACGGGCCGCGTTGATAGATACGACCTTCAGAATGAAATCCTTGAAGATTGGAAAACCGCTTCTGTATGGAAAGTTATCTATTCAGACTTCAAAGATTGGAAAGCTCAGGGCCTAACTTATGCCTGGCTTATGAAACAGAACGGCTTAAATGTAAAGAAGTGCAGATTTGTGGCACTTTTGAAAGACCACTCAAAAACAGAAGCAAAGCGAAAATCAGATTATCCGCAAAAGCCTGTTTTCATTTATGAGTTTGATGTAACAGAAAAAGATCTTGAAGAAACTGAAAAAAGAATCAAAGCAAAAATCGAAAGTGTAACCGCCGCCTATAAACTTGGCGATGATGACATCCTTCCTTGTACGGATGAGGAACGCTGGGCAACTCCAACAAAATATGCGGTAATGAAAGAAGGCCGCAAGACAGCGGTAAAAGTTTGTAACACTAAAGAAGAGGCAGAATCCTTTATAACATCTTCAGAATACAGAATTGAAGAAAGACCGGGGGAAAGCAAGAAATGTGCTGATTATTGCCCTTGTGCTGAATTCTGTAATTTCTACCATAATTGCGTGGAGAAAAAAGAGGATATTGCTTAGGAAAATAAGGCCGTTGGCCTTTGAGCGAAAGCTCCTATAATTTGACGGCCCGGAACAGACGGGCGAAAAAAGCAAGATTTACATACTGCAATTTGGAATCTTGTTTTAGAAAAAAATAAAAGGTACATCGTTTAATACTTCGGGAAGGTTCGTAGAAAGTCCGATTTTGAAAACGGTGCAGGATTGACAATCCGGCTGAAATGAAAATGAAACAAAAAGAGCTTGCCGGCGATTTTTGCGAGAAATGTTCCAGATGTTCAGCGATAAAATCTATAGGGTGTGAGGAGTAAACACCTTGTAGATTGTCATTTTCCATAGGAGGGGAAAAATGGAAAATGAGGATATAAAATCAATCTGTAAGGCTGTAAAGCTTGTAATTGAAGGTTTGCCCGTTGGAACGGAATTCAGCGGAAAAGAATTAAAAAGAATGGTTGTAAAAATCCTTCCTGGGACTAGATACAAGTATGAAGATACATTTTTAAGATGTGCTAGAAAGATGTGCAGGAGTGCTTTTATCTGTATTTCTAGGATGAAAAGTTTATATAAAAGGGTGGAAATAAATGGTTAGTGTGAAAGTAAAGCTGATTGAAGGCGGTAAATTGCCGGAAATAAAATCAGCAGAAGCGTGTTGTTTAGATTGCTATGCAAGAGTTCCTAATGGTGTAGTAATTGAACACGGGGAAAGAGCTTTAATTCCTCTTGGATTTGCTATGGAACTTCCTGCGGGATATGAATTGCAGATTAGACCTAGAAGCGGTTTATCTAAGAAAGGAATTGATGTAGCCTGGGGAAGTGGTGATAGTGATTATCGCGGAGAGTATTGTGCTAATGTAATTAACAATTCTCATTCTACTTTTAATATTCGAAATGGTGATAGAATCTGTCAGTGCGGCGTTCGCGAAGTTCCTGCAGTGAGTTTCAAAATTGTAGATGAACTTTCAGAAACAGAGCGCGGGTGCGGCGGGTTCGGACATACAGGTATTTAATTTTAAGGAGATATAAATTGCAGGACTTAAACAAATTGTTTTTAATTGGTCGTCTTACTAAAGACATCGGAAGCGATCCTAACGGGCGTGACTTCTGTTACACGCAAAGCGGAACTTGTAAAGCTGTAATTAGCATTGCAAGTAACTTATCAAAGAAAGACCAGAATGGACAATGGACAGATGATGTAAATTATTTTGACATCACTATCTGGGGAAAGACAGCGGAAAACCTTAAACCTTACCTTCTGAAAGGCACTATGATTGCGGTTGAAGCCCACTTGAAGCAGGATAAATGGACAGACCAGCAGGGGCAGAATCATTCTAAGATTTCCATTATTGCTGATAGCGTTCAACTTTGCGGCGGTAAAAAGGACAATGCTAATTTTGCTAATCCTAACACTGTATATCCTAATGTTCAGGCACAACGACAGGCTTATGCTCAGAACGGATTTAATCAGAATCCGCCAATGAATCCGGCTCAGAATATGCCACAGCAGAATTTTCAGCCGTCTGTAAATCAGGCTCCGGCTCAGCAGAACGGATTTGTAGAGGATATTCCCTGGGATAACAACTCGCCAATTCCCTTCTAATGAAAAGAAGGAACGGATAGCAAAACAGGTTGATATTTTAATCAATCTGTTTGGTGGGAGGGTAAATGAAACTTAAATTAAAAAAGTTTTTAGGTCGGGAAGTTTACCGCAAGAAAACAGAAATCAATCACGATTTGAAAATGTTTCTTACGGGGCTTTTCTTAGGTATGCTGGTTATGAGGATAATAATTGAACTCCTTATAATATAGACTTTGGGGGAAGTCGCGATTGCATAGCTCAGTAGGCTAGAGCAGACTATAGTTAGTTATAGCGAGGTCGGCGGTTCAAGTCCGCCTGCAATCTTTAGCGGCTAGGGTGGGTCTAGTCCCCTTATAATTCCTACACTTGCCCGATGCCGCAATTTTTTTAATGGAAAAATCTTATGGAACGAATAGCACTTTATAATGACAGCTTCCAGAATTGGAAATCAAAAGAAATACCAAAAGCACAGTTAATTTTAACCGATTTACCTTATCAGCTAGGAGATAATGCTTATGCTTCATCACCTAGTTGGTATTGTGATGGTGATAATAAGAATGGTGAATCAAAAAATGCTCATAAATCATTTTTCGATACAGATACAAAAGCGGGTTTCCGTATTTCTGAATTTTTTCATTTCTGTTCTAATCTTCTGAAGAAAGAGCCAAAAGAAAAAGGTGATGCCGGATGTATGATTTTATTTTGTGCTTATGAACAGCAGGAAGAACTTATACATTATGCGGAACAATACGGATTTAAGAATCATCAGGTTTTAATTTTCTATAAAAATTATTCTGCACAAGTATTAAAAGCAAATATGCGGGCAGTGGGAAACTTTGAAATTGCACTTTTATTCTATCGTGATAAACTTCCGAAATTCCGCAACAACGGAAAAATGGTTTTTCAGTGTAGAGAATGGCTTGAAGATAGAGATACTCCGAAGGTGCATCCAACACAAAAGCCGGTGCCATTATTAGAAAGCCTGATTTCGCTTTATACTGATATTGATGATGTAGTTATAGATTGTTGCGCAGGCAGCGGAACGACATTACTAGCGGCGGCTAACTTAGGTCGCAGGGCTTACGGCTTTGAGCTTAAAAGGGAATTCGTCAAAGCGTTTTATGAAAAAATCCTGCCTTGCAAACAAGAGGATATGTTCATTCAGACTGAACGGGAAGAAAAGAAAATGAAACAGTTAGAATTGTGGGGAGCATAAAAATTGAAATCTATTTCAATATCAAAAGTTCAGAAAGCATTTAATGACGCAATCAGGCGGCGCGATTGTAGATGTATGGTGAAAGATTATGAGCCTTGTTCCGGGGCTTTAGAATGTTCGCATTTCTTCACAGTCGGGGGAAATCCTTCCCTTAGATTTTTTCCGCCTAATGCTTATGCTCAGTGCCAGAAACATCATTTTAATCATCATAATAAGTCGGTAAAAACATATATCACTTTTATGCAGACTTATCACAATGACGATTTAATTTATATGCAAAAGGCGCGGAATTGCTATATAAAGTATGATGAAGCCTTCAAGGCTGAAATTATTAAGTTATGTAATGCTGATAAACTAAACGAGCTTACAGAACTGATAAAAGAGCGGTTAGGTTATTAGCAAAACAAAATAAAAAAGTTGTTTAATCGGGAGGTAAACAAAAATGATTATTTTAGGCGCAATTATCGTTGTACTTCTATCAGTTTTTGCGGTGGGTGCTGTAATTATCAATATGGAGGATAAAAATTGAACTATCTTTTTAAGTGCGTTTCCTGCGGTAAAAAACAGGAAAAAGAAATCTGTATTAAAGAATATGACAGATTAAAGAACTTTCAGAAGTGCGATAAATGCGGCGGGGCCTTAAAACGGGTTATCGAATGGCAGGGGATAGCAACAAGTTCTAATAGTAATGGCTGGTGCGGTAAGTCTACAGGGAATGCAATTTAATTATTACTAATTAAACGCTATTGATAATCTTTATATAAAAATATTGTCAATACATTGATAAAAGAGGAGAAAAAGAATGACATTTATAATTAATGAAGGTGTTTATAATCCAAAGAATTGGTTTGCTGAAAAAATTGATACGGAAGATAGTTTAGTTTTGAGATTGGTTTTATATTTTGATGATGTTGTAAAAATATTTGATGTTGATTTGTTTAAAAATGAGGGCTTCTATACGGATTTTATGTCTATAATTCAGCCTGGTGTTTCTGTAATAAGTTTGCCAGTTCTTGCGGAAGAAGTAGATTCTGATAACTGGATACACGTAAGGGCTGATACGTGGGAACAAAATTAAAATGCAGAAACAAAAAGCGATCTTGAAAATTAAATCCTTTTCTCATAAAGACGGTGAATTATTACTCTACACCGATGATTACTCAGTACGGGCAATGCTGAAAGGAATTACAGAGCTATGTAATAAAAAATATGGAGGTTTTATTCACCTTGATTTATGCCCGCCTAATAAATCAAGAACAACGGGAAAAGGATCGCAGAATAATTTGATATGGAAACTTATAACCTTAATTGCTCAGGAAACGGGGAACGACCTTTCAGACGTTGAAGAGGCGGCTAAAGAACGTGCCTGTAAAAGAGGTTACCCGTATAAACTAAATAAAATTACGGGGCGGGCAAAGCCTGTTTCAATGACTGAAATTTCAACAGTCGAAGCATCCTACTTGATTGATGAACTTTATCAGATATGCTCAGAACTTGGAATAAATCCCGATGTGAACTAGGGAAACTTTCCGCTATTTTCTCTTAATTTCCTCAAAAAAAATCCCACGGGGGAAGTAAGACCGCGGGATTTAAGAAATTGTGAATGACGGTATAATCACTCTATACTTTAATTATTATTTTGTCTATTCCTGGATAATTTCAGAAATCCTTTTCAGCTTTCCTTCCAGAGCTTCAATTTTATTTTCAAATACGTTATCTGAAGAACCTGTAAGAAGCCATTCTATACTTACGTCATAAAAGCAGGCGATTTTATAAAGTTTATCTACAGGCGGGAAAGAGTGCCTCTGGTGCATATTCAGAATTGATTGATATGGAAATTCTAAAGTAGAACAGCATTCACGGAGTTTTACGCCTTTCTTTTTTCCTACTTCTTTCAACCTTTCCCAATATCCTGATTCATCAAAATCACAAGTTTTCATAATTTTATTATACAAAAAACTTAGTATAAAATCTATTAGAAAAATATAAAAAATTAGTATGTCTTATTTACAAAAAAAGAAGAATGGTTTATAATTCGCTATAGCGAAAAAGCAAAAAACGTTTCCTTTTTGCGAGCCTTAATCAGTAAATAATCCGGGTGGGAGCTTTCAGGAAACGACATCGCAAGATGTGAAAGTGAACATCCGGTTTTTTATTTCAAAAAGTTAAAATTGCGAAAATGCGCTTAAATTGCCGAGGTGGTCAAATATCATTACCTAAGCAAAATGAACGCGCCAGCGCAAAGCCTAGAGCCAATTAGAGGTATTTCTAGGAAAAATTTTATAATTCACTATAGCGAAAAATACTTGAATAATTCGCTATGGCGAATTATTATTGAACTATCGGAACTCATCAAGCCGATAGAACAAAAACTCTGGAAACTTACAAGAAAAAATTATTATCTGTCTTAGTAGCTTGCTATCCCAGAGGGCGGGCGCGGCTGATAACCGGCTAGGGCAGATGATAATTTTTTTTTGCTTTATGGGAGGTAATATGAATAAAATCGAAAAATTATTCTGGGATGAGTTAAATCAAACTTTAGAAAAAGACTGTATTTATATTCAAAATGAAAAATGCGAAATTGAATATGAATTTTTTGATTTTAATGATCACAGAGAAGAATTGTATTATCTAAGTTTTAGAAATAAAACATTTTATATAAATTATGATGCCCAGCCTGATAATAATTACTTCAATGGCTATATCCCTGATTTTGCAATATATATAAATGGTCTTAAAAAAGGTTTTGTTATTGAAATTGATGGCCACGAATGGCACGAAAAAACAAAAGAGCAGGCAAGAGCAGACAAAGAAAAAGATAGAGCGTATTTGAAAAATGGTTTTATACCAATTCGTTTTACAGGTTCAGAAGTATTTCATAATGTAAAAAGATGTATTTCTGATATGTTTGAAATAATTCTTAATAATAATGACTTTTTTGAATATGAAATGCTTTCTGAAGAAAATGATACAAATAAAAACTTTATAAAATATCAGTCAGAACAAATTGAAGGATATGAAAAAGATATAAACTCTATTCTTTTCGGGTATAAAACAAGTCAGGCAATTTTAATTAAAGATAATACAATAAAACTGAGATGGAATGTTTTAGACTGTCAGTGAAATTGGGAGGTAATTAAAAATGGCAACCGGAAAAAGATTTTTCTGGATAAAACTTAAAACTAATTTTATGACTTCTGATAAGGTTGATTTCTTAATGTCGCAACCGAACGGGGCCGAGTATGTCGTTCTTTATCAGATGCTCTGTATGAAATGTATAAATACAGAAGGTTACCTGGCTAGAAGGATAGGTGAGATTATAATTCCTTTCGATGCTGAAAAAATCACGCGAGATTGTAAATACTTCAAAATTGATACAGTAAAGCAGGCTTTCAATTTATTTATAAAACTAGGGATGATTTATCAGGAAACAAACGGATATTTAAGGATTGCAGATTTTGAAAACCTTATAGGTTCGGAAACAGACTGGGCGGCACAAAAAAGAAATAGCAAAATAAAACAAGCTGAAATACCTGCTATTGAGCAAGACTGTGGAAACAACGCGGAAAGTACTGTGGAAAATTTCCATACAGATATAGATATAGATATAGATATAGAGAAAGAGATAGACAGTAATACTGTGTGCGCAAAAAATGAGCCTGAATACATAAAAAATAAAATTGTAGGTCCAGAAGATTATAAAAAAGTGCAATCTGAATTTTTTAATCTGATTTCAAAACATAATGCTACAGGAATAAAAAAGATCCCTATCTCAAATAACGAGTGGACTTTTCAAACAAAAGAAGGCCGGGACTTAGCAGAGCTTCTAAAAATTGAAAAGGCGGATGTTTTAATACAATCATTAAAAAATTACATCCGCGCGGCTGAATGTAATGGATGGCGGACTAGTTTTACTTTTCAGTCATTCTGTAAAAATTATATTCAGTTTTCACCTGAGTATTTTAATATCGCAAGTTTTATGGATATACCAAAAACAAAAGCTGAAAGAATAAAAATGTGTAATGAGTTTATGGGCCGGGAATATCGCAAAGAAAATATTCAGCTTATTACACCTTGCTTTATTTATCATCGGGCAGATTGGTTTAAGGCTGGAATGCCGGAAGGTGAGATTTATTATCAGCTTCAAAAACAATGGGAAGATGAAGATATAAAAAATGGTGTTGAATATTTAGAAGTGAATAAAGATTGGGATAAGATTTAAGGAGTTTTTATATGCTTGAAAGAATCTTAAATTATTACGGGAATTTAGGTGAACAGGAAATCGAATTTTTGAAAATGAATGAATCAAAACTTGATGATACGCAATCATTTAGTTTTATTCAGAAGTTATTTGAGAAGTTTCCTGATAAGAGAAAAAAACCTACAGTATCAGATTTGAATCATTTATTGTGTAACTTATTAGGTACAAAGCCAAAAATTTATTTTTGGTCGGTATGTATGGAATGCGGCACCGAGTATGCTTATACACTTCCTATGTGTCCGGGATGTTATTCAAGAGGTTTTGAGTGCAGAACTTATGCGGTAAAGAAATCAGAGTTTCCGCCGCCTGCAAAGGTTGTTCGCTATAACAAAGAATATTTCGCGGAAAATGAGCCTAATTGTTATGATTGCCCTGAAAAAGAATTGAGTTATTGTAAAAATTTCGGTAATGAAAATTGGAATTGTCGGGATTTATCAAATTGTAAATGTGCTAGGTGTTGTGTATTTATCAAAAAAGAGAATCAAAAATTAGCTCAAAGCGAAACAAAAACAAAATTATCTTTTGCAAGACCATTAAAGAACTAAATTAAGGGGGAAGAAAAAAATGTTTGAAGGTTACTACACTTTAGAAGATGTCGCAAAACTTACAGGAATGACAAGAAGCGGAGTTGCTTCTAGGCTCTGGAATCTAAAGCTTGATATGTCGCAATTCAAGATGCACAAAATAGGACAGCAGAAAGAATATCTGTTTACGCTAGAACAGCTTCAGAAATACGACCTTCTGAAAAAAAATAAGTTTACGGAATTTAAAGAAATACGAAAAGAAAAGGAAACACAGGATATTGAGGAACTTAAAAAGCTCCATCCGCTTGTAACGGATGTTCGGCTATTTAAGACTTCATATTTTCCAGATGTAATTCCTAATTGTTATAAAGAGGTGGCAAAATGAAACTAGGGGAACTTGTAGCAAGACTTCAGGAACTTGCACACGAAGGATGGGCAGAAACGGAAGTGAACTTCTGGACCGAGGGAACGGGGATTTTATTTCCTGAAGAGGTAGAAATCCGGCTGGATTCTGATGCAATGAAAAACGGATATGTAAAGGTGAAATTAGATGAATAGAGTAACAGGCGGTTTAGTGGTAGTCATCTTTACCTTACTTCTTGCGCTTACAATGCTTGTATGCGGGGAAATGAAGATGAGGGAAGTAGAAACAAGAAGGTTTGATATTGTGCAGAATGAAATCGAAGCCTTGAAAGAAGAAAATAAAGCACAGGATAGAGTAATATCGGCCCTGATTAAAACTCAGGCGATGAAAGGATATTTTGACGGAGGCAAAGAATGAGTTATTTAATTGTAGGCGGAATCTGCTTTATTTTCGGGGCGGTTTGGGGATTCTGGGTTTCAATGAATGACAAATAGGAGGTAAGAATGTGGGATAAAAAAGCATACTTCAAGAATTATTATTTGAAGCATAGGGAAGAAATGATAGAGCGGAGTAAAGCCTGGAATGAAGAACATCCGGGAAGAAATCAAAAATATTACATCAACAAGAAATTGAAATTGATTAGGAGGGTGAAGAATGAACTGTAAGAACTGCGGATACGGCTTAAAACAATCTTGCGGAGATTTTGAAAAAATTATCTGCACCTATGAAGAAGGGGAATGTGTGAAGATAACAGAACTTGAAGCACAGATTGAGAAGATGAAAAGACACGCTAATTGTAAACATTGTGATAGCGAAGGTTACTGCGAAGTAAAAAGAACTTACCTTATAGATTTATCTTATGACGGTTGTGATAAATGGGAATTGGAAGATTAAGGAGATAAAAGAAAATGACATTAAAACAGAAAATGCGTAAACAAAGAAAACGGCAGATTGTTTCAAAATATAGACAGTTAAAGTGGATTGTTGAAGAAACCCTATATGCTACACTTTCAGACCATTACGCATATATTGAATTTAAGAAAGAATATATTGTGCCTGTATATATGATTGCTATTGAGTTATGGCGAAAAGGTTATAAGTGTGAGATTGATAAAGCATTAGGAGATATGAGGTACTTTAATATAGTTCTTCATATTTGGTGGTAAGGAGATAAAAGAAAAATGACATTGAGTATAAATGGAAAGACCTATGATGCAGATGAACTTATTGCTTATCATAAAAGGCTTGAAAAGGAAAATGAACTTTTGAAGGCTGATTTAGAATTTTCTGCGAAAATGTCTAGTAAAAATAAACAGGCTGTTAAAGAGTATCAGAAACTTGTTTCTGAATATAGTTCAGAGGGTGCGGATTTACAAGATAGGATAAAGGAACTTGAAAAGGAAAATGCAGAACTGAAAGCAGTAGAAAGAATGGCACTTTACAGCAAAATATCAGACCGACTTGCCAAAGCCGAAGAATTACTTCTTGAACTTTATGATTGTATTCCTTCTTCAATGGCTGATAGTTGTAAAGAAACATTATAGAAAGTGGCTTTATTTTTCAAAGATAGCGAGGTGGAGAAATGACAGAATCAGAGCAGGCTGAGGATATAATTAAAGACTTGTATTTTATTATTCAGAGCAGAATAAATTACGATTGTGACGTCCACCTTAAAGATGCCATGTTACGGGCTAAAAGTTTTCTTGATAAAAAACGGGAAGTCAAAATTGAAGATAAAAGTTGGATGTACAGACAGAGAGAACAGAATGAGTTAGGTGCTGACTACTTTGAAAGACAAGGGGTAAAAGATAATTAAGGAGTAACTATGTTTGAGAAAGAAGCAGAAGAATACATCAAAGAACACACATTTTTCGATGAAGAATATGGAGTACAGAGTTTAGATGTTGTAAGTAAAACTATATTCAAAGACGGTGCAGAGTTCGGCTATAACAAGGCTAATGAATGGCATTATGTGAAAGACGAATTACCAGAACTTTATAAAGATGTTTTGGTTGTTTTTCCGAGAGGAGACTGCGATGTAAAACGTCTTACAAATCATAATGAATGGGTCGGTAGAGGTTCTTGGTGTTCGCTTACTGATGTTATCGCTTGGAAAGAAATTGTCCTTCCAGAACTAAAGGAGATAGATAAATGAAAAATGCAGAAAACCAAAAAGAGATAGATGAAAACTTTAAGGAGTTGGTAAAAGATGATAGTGGGAAAATGATACTGGTGTTTTTGATTGCAAGTATGTTTATGCCAAAAGAGGAATTGGAAAGAAATTGTACCTCCATAACTAAAGGAGATTGAATAGAAATGTATGTAAAAACAGAAGGTTCAGCAAAGCACTTAGATATGAATGATTCCTATGATGTTTGTGTTTATGAATACATTTTACGTAATGTTATGGGTGAAGCAAAGTTAATTAAGTGGCTCAAAAAAGAGCGTATATTTTTATTAGGAAAGGAGAGCAAATAGAAATGTATTACGGAATTTTACTTTATGAGTTTTTTATAATTCCTACGATAAGAATTGAATGGAGAAATGCAAAGCGTATAGAAATATGTTGGTTTAAATTCTGTTTTGGTTTTGCGTTTTTCAAATAGTCATATTTTACGTGGGAGAAACAATGATCTTAGAAGAATCAAAGAAAATATTTAAGCAACTTAAGAAAAAACATAAAGAGGATTTGAACATCGCAAAATATATTTTATATCAAGTCAAACACTATGTAATGCTTGATGATGTAATTCAAAACTTAGGATATAAAAAAAAATGACCACCGAAGAAATGCTTGAAGATGTAATTCAGCTTTCCCAGAGAGCTTATAAAAAGAACTCTAAAGGCTCTAGGGAATGGCTGAAATTACAAAGACATGAAGATGTGATTATAGACGGTGTAACTTTCAACTATTGGCGAGAGTATGCAGTCTATAAAGTTTGTGAATATCTGAAAGAGAAATGCCCGAACAGTTCAGTAGAGTGTTTTCTGGAAGGAAACAATTCTTATATCAAATTATCAGTTGATGATAAGGAACAGCAGGAACTTAACAGAAGATTGTTTGTACTGCTGAAGAACTTTGATAACTCTCTATAGCGAATTATCTTGTATTTATGAGGTTTTAGGTGTAAAATATACTAAAAATAAGGGCGGGAAAATGGTTGAAATCAAGACAATTAGTATAAAATGTGAAAGTAACGAAAGAAAGAATATAGCAGAGCTTACAGAATTACAGGGTAATCTAAAGGCCCGCGCGGGTGTCGATTATGACAAAATTAAATTGTCTATCATCAAATATGGCTTTTCTTTCCCGTTCTTCTATACGCCTTTAGATGGAAAAAATTACATTTTGGATGGCCATGGCCGCTTTGCTACACTTTGCAAGATGCAGAAAGACGGTTATATCATTCCCGATCTACCTTGCGTAAAAGTTGAGTGTAAAGACCTGAAAGAAGCAAAACAAAAACTTTTAAGACTTAATTCTCAATACGGAAAGATGTCCAAAGAGTCGGTGCTGGAATTTGCAGAAGATATTGATTTGAACTTTGACGAAATAGCACTTCCCGATACAACAATTGATTTTACAGACGATACGGAAGCAGTGGAAGACTTTCCCGAATTAAAAGAAGGCGATAGAGATACACAATGCACAATGACTTTTGTATTATCGCAGGAGCAAGTTTCAATTATAAAAGAAGCATTGAAGAAATGCGGACCAATCGAAGACGAAACAAATACAAATGGAAACGGAAATAAACTTGCCGAAATCTGCAAGGAGTATTTATTAAATGGCTAATATTGATGTAAAGGAAATTATTGTAAAACCGATAAATCCAACAAAAGCAAACGACTTCGTAAGAAAGCACCATTATAGCGGAAAAATTGTAAATAATTCTTGCTTGCATTTTGGGGCATTTTATAAAGACATTCTGCACGGGGTTTTATCTTTTGGACCATCAATGGATAAATCAAAAATAATCGGGCTTGTAAAAGATACAAAGTGGAATGATTTTCTTGAATTAAACAGAATGGCTTTTGACGA